GATACTCCCAAACTTCTCTGTACCCAATAAAGAGACCCCGTAGATGCACCAGCAGAATCTAGTGCCGCCCAAAGCTTATTGCTAACGTCCTTTTCCCACCTGATTAATTTACCGTTATCACCGCCACTATCAGCATACGTCATCTTGCCATCAATCTGGATAGACATGTTAGTGCTGTTGTACGGCAGGTTAGCCGCAGGGACTGTTAGTGTCTCAGCAGCACGAGTTGCTGAAGCAGAAGTTGTTGAGATGTAACTGGATTGGGTTGCGCCAGCTTCGAGTTGTGCGCCCCAAGCATAAATAAACTTATCTTGAGTTAAATCTGAAGAACCCCAAGGGCCACTTGTATAAGTATTGTCACTCCCCCCAACACTAAAGAAGCTTATGGAGATTGTCGTGTTGGCAACAACACACCGAAACCAGCCATTTCCCACAGGCTCTATTGAAGCATCGCAACTGCGTGAATGCACAACCGTGCCACTTTCTAAGTCGAACACTGCGTAAGGCGAGGCACCACCTACAATACCTTCAATCCAACCATAAACACCAGATGAACCTGCCTTCATAAAGCATGTCAAAGACTTACCTGCGCCTGTACTGTTTGCATCGTAAACACCAGTAGCACCTGCGGCACCAGTCGATGTCAGCTTAGAGGCAGTTGAAGTACCGTCTGGCGCAACATAGGACCTGTCTACTGTTACTGCGGATTTAGACCAAGCCGAATTTGAGAAGTCTCCACTGTGAACCTGCAAGTTAGTCCGAGCTTCACTTTCGTGGAGGATGCCTTCGTTAACCCAAGCAGAGCCATTGTAGATGTGATGACCACGACGAGGAGCATAGACAGCAGCAGTTGTTGTTGGGACGTAGCTGTTAGAAGTGTCAGGGTTGTTCACCATGCCACCGAGGTCACTGCGGAAGGAGTGTGGATAGGCTACTAGAACCCCAGACGTACCATCCCCTGTAAAGGTCTGTGAGCCGAAGGAGTTACCTTGGGAAGTTTCGCCTACAGAAAAGACTTCTTGCGACACAGCAGAAGTGGTTATTGAACACCTGTACCAACCATTACCCAAACTTGTTACTGTTGGTGATACGGAGCCAGTATCTAAAGACACAGTCCCGTCTGTCAGATTGATAATTACATATCTATTGTCTTTGAGGGCAACCGAGAAGAAGTTATAGCCATCTGCTTTTAGGTCTATAGTTACTGTTGTCAATTCGCCATTAACAAGATTGCTGTTGGCTTGGGTTTTGTAGAACCTGTGAAGACTACTAGCAGCAGTCGGTGTTAGCTTAAAGGCTGTTGGGTTGCCCTCAAAGTCATTCTGACCAGTCGTTACTGTCAGGGCATTATTAGTCCAATTAGCATTAGTCAAGTCACCACTATAGGTCAACAAGTTATGTGGACGCCACTTCAGCAAGCCATCACTATCAACCATAGTTGCATTAGAGGAAGCTGCGTGAGTAATAGATGCACCGAAGGTAGATGCAGTTGCACTCTTACGGAAGTAGTTACCTACAAAATCAAACACCAAGGCTGGCTCAAAGTTGTTTACTGCATAAGCTGAGAAAGCGGAGTAGCCGTACTTAGAGATATAGTTGAAGTACCAGTTAGAGTTCTTAAACTTAAAGAACGAGTGACTGTTGATGTCATAACGATCTGTACCTGTGTCATACGACATGCTGTTAGGTAGGTTAGCTCTTACGTAATCATTATAGATTTTCGTTGGGTTATCAACCATTGTTTACACCACCATCTTTATCTTGTTCCTGTGTAGGTTGAACACCAGATTCTTGGTCGTAGCTCAACTCAGCGATGTCCATAAGATCGCCGATAACCTCTGGGTGAGACGACACATCAATACCTGCACCATTAAGGTTACGGAGGAATGAGGAAATCTCACGAAGATCGTGCGGAGCAACATCACCAGCAGTAATAGTTGGCATCAGATCATAATTCAGACCGTTCAACTGCCACAGACGCTCTACTAACTGTTTGTTGAGAACATCTACGATTGCTTGGATGTAACTCTCGAGCGCACGGAGGAACAGGTCTGTCTTCGACTTGGACAAGGCGTAGGAGCCGCCTGATGTACCAAGCAAAAGAAACTCAGAGAGTACGCTACGAGCGATGTCATGCTGGTAACGACTAACGATTGGGTTGATGTCGATGTTACGCTTACCGTTAGAGGCCATGAGTTCAATATCAACTAGGCGTGTGCTGGAAGGCGCTCCATCTTTGTCTGGGTAGGTATCGGAAGGTAGTACGATGTAACCTTGCTCGTTGAACTTAACATCTCGTAGGATTTGCTGTAGGTCGTGAACAAAGCCCGCCTGTGCGGCAGAGGCATCATTAGAGAGATATTCAGCAGGAATACGAGCAACAGGAATACCAGCAAGCTCACGTTCGACTGCAATAGCTTCAATAGCTTGGAGATTATTAAGATACTCATAAGAGGTATAAGCGTTACGCAGAATAGAACGACCAGAAGGGTCACCATTAAGACTTGTAGTACGATAATAAATAGACTTGTTAACAGGGATGTAATTCCGACCATTCATAATACCTACTGATTGTTCAATGCCTAATACATCACCAGTCTTCTGGTTGACATCGAACTTGTTAATAGTCCAAGGCGCACGAGCAGCGATCTTCTTAACGCCTAAGCGTCCGTCTGTGTACTTCGAGTGCTTCTTATCAGAACGCTCAGTAGGTCCAACACGACGCTTGTAGATAACCTCGAACCAACCGAAGCCATACGACAAATACGACAAGGCTTCAGCTACGTGGTCATCTAGCGTGTGATCCATGTCATCAAGGATACTAGTGACGAAATCAGCTTCTACTTTAGCAGCAGGGGTATCATCAACAGGCTTAACAGTAAGTTCAACATCACGAAGGATTTGCTCAACGGAATACATAACAGCACCGATGGTGGCATCGTTGTCACGCATCTCACGGTACTTACGTATAGCTTTCTTGCCACGCAACTCAGGTAGGAACTCATCCGCCCTGATCTGTCCGTTATGTGTGTTATCGCCAGCGACACCTAGTGTCTGCTTGGCTTTACCCTCTGAGAGCTTCTTCATTTAACTATTGCCTTTTACTTAGATAAGCCCTTAGCACTTGAATAAGCGAGGGTCAGTTTTGGTTTACTGTAGCCTCCTAAACACAACTCAGTTAAAGCCCACACACAAGCGTCTAATCTATCAGGAGAACCAATACGTCCTAAAGGTTCCCATGTACGCATCTGTGTTTCAAGTTCATTAAGTGAAGCACCATCAGGAGGGTTTACTACGTGCTTAACTAAACCTCTCTCGTAGAAAGCTGAGATTGGTTCTGCACGAGCGTACTTGCCTCTAGATGCCCTTACAGCTTTATAAGGGACGCTATCATCAATGTTATGAATTGTGAGCTTAACCATATCACCACCCTGATTGACCTCAGCTACAATACGGTCAGCTTCGTACTGGTGATATAATCGAATAGCTTTCTCTGCCCATCCTTGTGGAGAGAGTTTATCTGTGTAATCGCCTAAGACGTAGGCAATGCCGTTGATGTCTAAACCTGCAACAACAATCCCTGTCATATCACTCTCAGCATTAGCTGTGACCGCAGGGTCAAGAGCAACGACAATCCGTGTGAGGTCTGGTACATCTTCGTGTTTAATACTAGCAGCATCTAAGGTCTCTGAAGTCCAGAGTGCGCCTTCAGCTTCTTCTAGTACCTCTGCGTACAATTCCTGTCTACCAATACGTGTTCCCTCGTACTGCTCCTTAACAGCAACGAGGTAGGTATCAGCGAGGTTAGCAGCGTTATCAAAGGTAGAACCACTCGTAACCACAGTCTTAGGGTTCTTGAGTAGCTCACGCATTAACTTAGTAGGCTTAGGGGTTGTTGTGACGCACACTCGTGGGTGCTTACCGAGACGCAGACAGAACTGAAGCATCTGCCATGTGTCTATATCTTTGTTCCATGCAGCTAGCTCATCACACCATGCAGCGGAGAACTGAGGACCACGTAGACGCTCAGGCTCTTCTGCTGAGTAGAACTCAACCTTAGCTCCGTTAGCCCAGCTTAGGGAACGCTTGGTAGGGGACCACTCAGGAAAGCCCATGTGCTTGCCTTTGTTATCCTTGTCGTGCTTCCAGCATACCGATAGGAAGCCACTCTCGCCCTTAACCATAACACGTTCGATGTCACTGTTAGTAGATGCGACACAGGCTATACGCTTGTGGCCTAGCTTGACTTGCTGTCGTACCCACTCAGCACCACAGCGTGTCTTACCGAAGCCACGACCAGCATTGATTAACCATGTATTCCAGTCATTGTCCGTTGGGGGGAACTGCGCGTCTCTACCCCAGAACGACCAATCATGCTGTAGCTCGTCTACCTTAAGTGGGCCTAGATGAGCAAAGAGTTCGTTCACCTTAGCTTTTGGTAACTTCCTTAAGTCATCAGCCGTTATTCTCTTCGTCGGGGTCTTCATCAGTATCAAATCCTAAGAGGTTCATAAGCTGGTCTGCTGCTGCAACATCAAGTTCGGGATCAACTTCTTGTTCAACTTCGGTTGTTGTATTCTGGGGCGACCAACCACCTTTACTACGAAGGAATAGCTCTTGGCTCTTCCAAGTGATACCGTCTTGAATATCTCCGTACAATGCTTGGTCAATCACACGTTTACCTACTGCACCATTAATGCGAGTACGTTCAGCTTCCATAGCTGGTCCGTAGTGCTTGTACAAGGTAGACAAACTACGAGGAGCATCAGTAAGGTGCTGGATAGAAGTAATGATCTG